TGTGTTTGCCCAACATGTTTGAATCCAAAGACATTAGAAGTGCTTTGTGATGTTAGTGTTGCTGGTGCTAGTTTAAGTTTGTCTATTGTATCTACTGGAAAGTTCTGTCCATCCAATCTACCATTGTACTCACCAACAACTGTACGTGTGTTGTCGTTAATGTTTTCCGGCTTAACTTGGTCATGGTTCTTTTGACCTACCTGTGTAAATACTTTCATCGTGACACCCTAGTAGACTGGTTAAGTGCTGGCATAGCAACTGCATCAGACAACAGATTAAAGGATACCAGATGCCATTGTTGACCACTTGTAGTACGTATACCAAACTTGAACTGGTCACACAACTCTGAGTTTACGTCATATCGCAATGTGATCAACCTACCTTCTGCCAGTTTGCTTACATTCACCTTGAATGGCACTTTGGTTATGGTACGGTCTGTTGGTCCAAAAACTGAATCCTCATTCAGTGTATACACAGTTTCACTCTTTGCTTGCTTTTGTGTGCTGGTTGCGTTCTCTGTATACGAGTAGTCAATGCCATAGTAGAAGTCGAATGGGTTGTCACCATAGGACATTATCTGCATTTCTACACTGAAGTATCGTATCTTTACACTTTGGTCTTGATATGCGTACCATGCACTTTCCCAGTTGTGTCCTGAATGCGCTGTATTTGTCACTGTAAAGGTCGCATTGTCCCCAAACGAACTTACCGTAGCAGACTGACCCCAAAACGCATTAGCACTCATAACTTGTAGTGGTCCAAACTTCTTTGTGGTTGCACTTCCAGCAATAGTCCAATTAGGGTCATTGCCCAATAAGAAGTACCCATTGACCGTAGTTGCCATTGCACTCCAATACGAGTTCTCTGGTGTCGTTACGTCTGTTCTAAATGACCACATGGGTGTTTGTGGCTCTAAGTGTAAAACTACCCCTGTGTCGGGTGTGGTAGCATCTGCACTTGGCCAGTGAATCCACACTTCTTTCTCTCTGAAACTGTATGCAGCAACGGACTTGTGTATCATTGGACGATTCAGTTGTTTTAACTGTTTGTCTATTGGCTTACTTATTTTCTGTATCTGAATAGATGCTCCACCATTCAATCCACCTGTGAGCATCCAGACCCCTTGCTCGTTGAGGAATACCACACCCAACTGAGGAATAATGACAACAGCATTGGAAGCAGTAGTACCAAGTGAGTTTGTAATGGTACTGATGTTGTATGAACCGGCATCAAACGAAATAATGTTAATAGCATCTTCTCTAAACACAATAAGGTTGTTGTAAAATGCAACCAGTTGGGTAATGTCACCACCTGTTTGATTGCCTAAGTCAAAGTAGTTCAATGCTCCAAACTGCTCAAAGATACCACCATCTGAGTACACAATACGTGCGCCTTCTGCCAACCACAATCTATTGTCCCATACTTCTCCAAACCGAAAGTTGGTTGTAATAGGTGTACTGGCTGTAAAAGAAGGAGCTGTATCAACTAGAAACCTGTCGGGAAGTGCATCTATAAAGAATCGACTACTGTTCTCGTTTATCTGTGTAACGAAGTAATACAGTTCACCATTGTTGTTTATTTCTTTGGTCCTGTAGATTCTACGAGCAACGACACCTTCTTGTCCTATGGGCAAGTCTAGTGCTACACCGTATCTGTAATCTGGACTACTAGCCGGCAAAGACCAGTTAACACTTTGTATTGCACTTAATGGAGATTCAGCACCTAAATCTGTAATCATCGACATCTTGTAGTTGTATGTATATGGAGTTTCTTCTTCTACATCTCCCAATCCATACTGACTATTTTTACCAAACCATACAGCAGCACCACCACTAAGAACTTCACCATCTTGATAGCCTGTGTCTACATCTAGTGGATTACAACTTGGAGTCTGCAATACAAAACCAAAGTCGCGCCATACTCTATCACCACTAAACAACAGTGCTCTATCTCGACCATTGATAATTAATAGATTGCTTCCCAGGTTGATAAACTGAGAACCAATATCACCCAACTTGGGAACGTGGCGATTACTATCGACCACAACAATGTCGTTTTCATAGAACGACCCAGTATACGTTGCGCCTTGTCCTTTATTTCCCAATACATAATATAAACTTCCATTCTGCTCTACAAAAGTGTAGATGTCAGTTGTACCTTGTCGCTTCCATTGGTACACAGCATCTACTTTCTTTTCTAGATACTTCAATGCAACTTCAGCAGTCACTGTCCATGAGGAAGGCAACTTCCACCATGACTCAAACCCTACGTTAGCCAACCACCCATCTTCTGCTACATATCGACAGTTGTTAATGATGTTGGCATCGCCAAGTTTGGGCATCAATACTTGATTGACACCACCACATGGAACAAAGCGTTTAAACCGTTGTGTTTTCATGAAATTCTCCGAAGTGATGAACCATCATATGTAGGACGACCATGAGCGACTTGAAAGCGACCACGAACTACACGTGCATCAATCTTATCAACATATCTACGTGCTAAGTTGTTGATTTCTTTCATGTATTTCTTTTCATATGTTGCTGCCAATCCTTGTTGACCCAACTTTAAATAAATGTCCTCAAGTGCTTTGTACACAATCAACTGATGAAACTCATAAGGCATCTGTGGTACATCGGTAGCCAACAATATATCTCTTGGCTTTACCATGTAACGCATGACACCTTCACGTACATAGTCATGGTACACATCTACATTCTCACCATCCAACACCTGTGCTACTTCAAAGTCGTATCCAATCGGTCTTGGGTATGGTCGGATTTGTTGATGGTTTCCATCTATCTCTACGTATCGTGGAGAACCATTGTCTAGTTGATTCAGATGTGTAATGTTCTGAAACTCTTGTGTATCCTGGGCAACTACTGGTTCAAGGTAAGTAGACTCATTTCTGTTTGCACCACCATTTACCACATACAACCAACATGGAAGTCCTTTGCGCTCACCTGTAGTTTGATTGTAGTTCTTGTTCCACACAATCATCTTACGATAGCCTTCCCATTGAGAAGCAACTTTGTCTTTTGTATTGTAGGTATCTGCAACAATGTCTAAGTCATCCCAGCCCTTGAAGTTGATTCGGACAGTTTTATTATCTCCTACTATCTCTATTTCTTGAGATTCGGACAATGCACCAACCTTACCATCTTTTAAGAACACCCATGCAAACTCATAGAACTTACCAGATTGAAACTCCCCACTGACACTTGGCAACGTAATAGTCAATTGTTCTGCTGGTGCTATATTCTGTACTGGACTTGTAATGTATGCTTCTGCATATGACTGTGTGTAATCTACACGCAAGTTTAAATCTTCTTCACGTCTAGGTAAGATTGCTGTTGACTTACCATACGGATTCTGTGACCCACTGACACTTACATATGGGTAATCTCGATGACCTAAGTACAACAGTTCAAGACAGTTTTCGGGTAGGTCATACCATCGTTTCTTAATCTTCCAGTTGCTATTTGTAGTACTCGTAGTACCTTCAAATGCCCGGTCGAGAAACAGTTCGTTTTCATCTAGGACTTTTGAGATTGTATATTCCATTGTATCAATCTCTATGGGTTGTCCTTCCCATATACCTTTGTTGTGCAGTCTATCCATTTTGGCACTGAACAACACTCTACGTTGACCCTTGGTCACACTGGCAGTTACTTGCTTAACCAATGCAGTAACATTCTCTGTATCTGTTGTAGACAACATATCTGTATGGAACTGTATAGTATCTAACTTGGTTGCAAAACTCCATCGTTTTAACGTCCACAAACTGTAGTACGCATCATTGATAAGTTCATCCAACTGGTCATCAAACTGCGACAACTCTGGGCTGTAGTCAGTGATGTTCTTAATCTTTTGTCGAAGTGCTTTTAAATTAGCCATAGGTCACCATACGAAAAAAGGGATGGGCGAAACACCCACCCCTTCGGCTTGATAAGAAACAAGGATTACATTTGCTTGATTACAAACACAGATGCAACATTTGCAGTATCTGCTTCTAGAGCATATGCCAAAACAGGAACAGTGTCTGAGTTAACATAAGTATCTGCTTGTCCAGCAACAGCAGAAATGCTCAAACGGTCACCTTTAGCAACAGCACCAGCAACGTTTGCACTTACATGGATTCCTGCGATTGTAACATCAACAGTTTCTCCAGCAGCAGCAGCACTACTAAGAGCAAAACCCAAGCCAGCAATACTGTCTACAGATCCACTATCAGCTTTAACTACGGTTATACCGATTGTTCCATCACCAGTTGCAGAGAAGTCCAAAGCAACTAAATCATTAGCAGCGATAACTCCACCAGCGATAAACGTTTCGATCTGACGACGATTCATTGCTTCGGGGCCAATAGAAGTAGTCGAACCATCACGTTGATCAGCAAAGTACTGAGATGTTTCCAAGTATTGTACTATATTTTGAGTAGCCATGATATACCTCCTTAGTAAGTATCGCCATCGAACAAGATTCCACATGAACCAAGATGGTCAGCAATCAATTGCATTTTAACATACAATTGAGCAGCTCGTGCAGTAGTTCCTGAAATGTGCTCGAAAGGTGAAACAGCGAAGTCTGCATCTTTGTGCATACAGATTTTAACACCATCAAAGTTTAAGAAGTACCCAGACAATGGAGCAGCACCAAAAGCAGCAGAGTTGTATGAGAAACCCAGTTCAAGGTCTTGCTCAACAACAGCACCACCAAAGGCAAGTTGCATACGTCCACCATCAAGAGTTTTCTCGTTGATGAATCGTTCTTGTGCAAACAAAGCACGACGATAGTTTGCCATTGCTGCTTCAGACAACAATACACAGTTGACTTCACCCATGTGAGTAACAGTGTTTGCTTGAATAGCAATCTGTTGCATCCCACGAATACCATCAGTACCAAAAGCACCACCAACATCAAATACTTGGTTAGTCCAACCATTGACATTGTATGTAGCCTTAGAAACTCCACCAACAACATTGTTCTGTGTTGTTTTAGTTTCTGCTTCTAAGAATCCGTTTGCATTGGCATCACCGTTTAAGGTGTTGACAGTGGTCAAGATTGTAGAGTTACCACGAAGGATTTGCTTGTTCAACTCACGTCGAAGCATACCCATTACAGAACGCATACGAGCTTCAACAATCTTTACGATTGCTTTCTCGCCTTTGTTCTCAAGTTCTTCTTTCTTGGTGATAACGATAGGAGCAGTAAAGTCAGCCCACTCATAAATAGCAGGTTGCAATACGTCTTTAACTGCAAGGTTTACAGCTTCGTATCCAGTTGGAAGATTTGTGATTTGTGAATGTTCAGCGATAGAGAGGGGACGTTGGATTTTAATACCACCATCTTCATACTCAATACCGTTAAATCGTTTTGCGTTATCTAAGAACGCAACTTTCTGAAAGAGTTCGTCAACTTCACCATCTCGGATGGAATACAAGGTTGACGACAACAGATCATTACTAATAGCCATTGTTTTACCTATGTGTTTAAGTTTGTGTTTTGCCTAAACCGTATTCCTGTGGAATGGTTGTTGTCCGAGTGCTCAAAAGAGTTCCTTCAACATAGGCATTGTAAATTGTAATTGTTGTACTGTCAACCCTATGCCAACAGCCCTTGTTTGAATTGTTGTAATAATGCGTACAACATGTTGCCTGGACATTCGGTTGCGCCAAAGTCTTTGTGACCATAGATGTTACGTCTGTCCAGATTGTAATCTTCCATTAACATCTTCAGTTTACCCCACAAGGATTCTATTTGTGGTGCTGTTGGTGGTTCATTATTTGTATTTCCTACAACACAAACACCAATACTACCTTTGTTTTGCCCTTTGCAATGTGCCCCAGTTCTGTTGATATGACGACCGGCTTCTACACTACCATCTGCAAGTATTATAAAATGATACCCGATGTCAGACCAACCATTACCATTGACATGCCAATCACGAATCTGATCAACCGTTG